CCGGATATTGTGATTATCGATGATAGGATATCTCCATATAGTTCACCGGTAGAAGGCGTGGTAACCGTAGCCGTAACGCTTCCTGTTTCTCCCGCTGGAGTTTTATACCATATCGCAACCGATGATGAACCCGATAGGTCTAGCCCTAGCGTGGATGTTAATCTAAGCGATTGTCCTACGATTGCTTTACTCATAATTCCCCCTAGCCATCCAAGTCAACATGGAAAGAAGTGTCTATTGATGGCATAACGGTAAATGTAACCGGAATAATAATATCAGGATTTATGTATGTTCCAACCCTTACATTTGCATGCATGGTTGTTTTTTTAGATGCGATTGAAACAGCCATTGACACAGTTCCGGGAGCATGAGGAGTGACAGCCATGGCAGCGGACATAGTAGTCTTTTTTGTAGCAATAGAAACGGCCATAGTAGCCGATCCAGTGGATGGAGCCAGGAGCGAAGCCATGCGCCACCATGCACCGGCGACCTTAATCTTGGCCGTTGAATTAAGATGTCCTCCGTCTACCGTGTACGAATCAGAAAGGCACTCTCGGCCACCGGATACTATCGATCCGCCATCGCTTTCAAGATCGGCAATATCGAAAAGGTAGGCTCCAGCGTCGATAGCTCCTTGCCGGATCATGGCGTTATAGTGCTGTCGATTAGCCGGATTATGATCCGTGTTCGCCGATGATTCTATGGGCATCGTCCAGAGAACTATTTTTACAGCCGGGTAGGTCGATGTCCAGGTAGCATAAGCCGACATAATGGAATCATACTCCGCGTCGGGGTCACTCGGGCCATCGATGAAGCAGAACTTTACGAAAGCGGCAGATATTGAGCTTGCCATCGTCGCAAGGTTTGAAGCAAAACCGCTTATCTTGGTTGCGTATGCCGGGTTGTCGCGGAAGTTATTCTGCAAGCCTGAATGAGTCGAAAACCACGATGCATCGCATCCGTATGCGTTATAGTCGCGGCTCATCGAATAGCGCGAGTTGGACGAATAGAGGAGCGCTAGCCCGCACGGATCGGTTCCCCCATGGTCAACTCCAGCGCTTGAATCGGTAATTGAGTTTCCGAAAATATCCTCACCCACGCTAGCATTTTCGCAATAGGTGTCAACCTGCGCGGCGGCCAGGACCTGCGCGTTGGAAAGAGTAGACGGATCGTGTGATCCGTGGCGGATAATCTTTGCCCCGCCTGCGTAGGTCGTCCACTGCGCGTACAGTGTAACCGCCGCATCGGGCATCGTGAGCGTGGCGCCCGGAGCGTAAGATGTACCAGACCCGTTTGAAGCTGTGTTCCACGTCGAGAAAACGTAATTCCACGCGACAAGATGCGCGGGCCTTGCGGCAACGGTTATGCTGTCGCCCTGGTTATATGTCCCGCCAGCCGGAGCAGTTCCATGCGTTGATCCGTTTCCGTCATATGCAAGCGGATGCCCGGACGGAGCCGGAGCGGCCGCGCTGATAGCAAATACATCGGCAAGCCATGCGTCATTATCGCTAAACGCCGCCGTTGCGCGCAAGTCGCTTTGCCCAGAGCTGAAAGCCCTACACCACATTCCGCCACGCCCGTATCGGACGTATGAATCAGCCGTTACACCGCCTATTTGCTCGGTGTTAAGAGCCGGGCCAGAGTTATTCCAGCCCGATCCGAAATAAACAATGTCGTCCCCGGATGCAGAAAGCGTCGGCGACTGGATAAGCGCAGTAGTTCCGTAAGCGCCAGAACCATCATAGACAGTTATCGTCTCGCCTGAGTCTGGCCGGTACTGAATTACGCAAAAATCAAAAACGTTGAGATTGTTACCTGCCGTCGCGCGGATGTACGCGGTACTCGATCCGGTTGCGATTATGTATCCGCGTCGTAAAAGCAAGTCCGTGTTCGTAGAGTATTGCACCCAGCTATCAAGTGTAGCCGTGTCGGAGCTTCCTACGATTCCAATAGTGAGCGACGGAAGCGAGCCAGAAGCATTGTGCCCGGATACCTTTACAGCGATGAAATCCCCCGACTGAATCGACAGCTGTGCTACCGTATCAAGCGTGTTGGTTTCGGCAAAAGAGTAGTTTCCGCTGTTGGTTACCCGGGTAAGTGCCATGCTATTCCGTTATCTGGATCGTCCAAGACGATATCGCCACCGTGTCGCCAGCGTTGATTGTGGTAGTGGACAGCACGGCATCGGGAGTAGCCGCCGTCAAACCTGCGTTGCAATCGAGTACGCGAGTAGTCCCATTGGAAGCCGTTACGCGAATCCATAGCGACGTGGATGAAGGCGTCGAACTTCCGCTCGCCGTCACGCTCGATATCGCGCCAAGGGTAATAAGCCCGGCGCTCGAAACTGTGTTCGAGCTATACGCGGGAAGCGTAAACGTTGCGATAGTAGTTTGCGTTCCAAGAGCCGCGTTCGCGTTGGTCGGCTTTGTACCCTCATACAATACTGCGGTTGCCCCGCCTAGTCCCGTGGTCGCCACGTTGACCGCGTCGCCCATCGCTTTAGCTTGAGCGTCTGACCAATAAAATGCGCTTGCCATATTAAGCCCCCAATATCTTTCGCGCGTTAAGGTAATATGCCTTAGCTTGCGTCAATGGATCAAATCTGCAAATTACATTTTCGTTCATCCAATCGATTCTCCACTCACGCGCTTTTAATACAAACTCATCACCGTAATTATATGAAAAGTATTCTGTTTTATCTTTATTCCAATCTGCCCCAATCACGCTAGCCATCGAATCAATCTTATCATATTTACATATAATAACCAAGTGGACGTGTGAGCCGTCATTACCAGGACCAGCAACGCTCACGCCAACGTTACCAACAGGGCCTATCTCTTTCCCGGATTCGACGAAGTCTCCCCCGGATACCGATATCGCCGAAATAACTTTGCTTGAAAGCTCATCGCGCCGAAAGTGATAATAACGCGCCTCAAAATCTCCAGCTATTTGACGCAAGATAGAATTACCTTGAGCGTCTATCATCCATGTCATTCGACCAGACAGAATGGCTTTCGGTATATCTTTTTCTCGCCTTCCATTATTAGGAGCATAGTCTTGAGCCGGATGCATTCTTCCGCTACCATAGTATGTTTTAGTATCCCATCCAAAAGGAGTGCCTACGTTTACTCCGCCATGAAACCAATCGCGGTTAAACATTATTTCCCGCCTCCACTTATAGCGCTATCAAGCTTCTTTTCAATTCGTTCAAGCCATTTCAAAATCTCTTGAACCGTAGCGCCTACGGCAGACATTTCCCGCTGGTTTGCATAGAGCGTATCGCATAGCGACTTATGCTCCGTGTCATGCTCCCTTTTGTATACGTCAAGGTCTGACTCCATTTTGTTCACCTTCTTATCGGTATCTTCTATACCCTTTGCTATCTTGCCAACCTTGAAAAACAAGGCAAGAGATGAAGCAAAAAAGCTTATGCCCGTAATGATGATAGTTACCAACGTAGTAATTTGCATAGCTTCTCCTTAACTGTTAAATCCACCTTGATACGTATCTGCGCACGGGGTATATGATGTCCCAGAATCAGAATAAGAAAAAACATACTTTGCGGCATCATCGCTATAGCATTGCTGGACAGAGAAGCAGTTAAAAAACCCATGTTCAAACATGGCCCCTCCGGTATTTGCGTTGCTTCCGCATACTGTTATTTTCAAACATTCGTTAAATCCCCAATAATATTGTCCAGTATTGTTGTTTGAAGAACATGAAGACAAATTAGTGCAATTATCGAATCCGGTTACATTATAAACCGATGTGTTATTATTAACTATGCATGATGATATATTGTCTGTATTATAAAAACCTATTGTTTTACCATTCGAGCCATCATTAGTACAATATGATAAATATGATGTAGTTACTGATTTGCAATAAGAATAGCCATAGATAATGCAGTGATTATCATAGGCATGGCATAGTTTTACTCTGCAACCAATAGCGCTATTTATTAAATAAAACATATTTAAAGTTATCGCCCCTGATCCATCTATACCGAGAGAATCAACCATGCAGTTTATTGCAGTATTTATTCCAGCGAATATATATGCGGAAATAGTGCTCGATGATTCAATAGCCACTGAACGCACTGTTATATTTTCAGCGATCATAGCGCTACTGGAGTTATCTAATATAATCCCAGACGGTATCTGCGTGTAAGTTATATTGTTCCCGTCTCCATCTACACAGAAACTGCTAATGGTGCATGCTTCCGTATTGTATGCGGAAATTATAGGACTAATATCAGCCGAACTTGGATACAAAACGGTAGAATCTCCCTCTCCGCAAAGCTTAATATTTCCTTTTACGCTAATAGTAGTAGCTATGCGATAACTTCCACGGACTAGTTGGACTGTGCCACCTCCCGCTGAATAAAGATTATCTATGGCGTTTTGTATTTGGATATTATCAGCTACACCGTCACAATATATATCAGCCTGACCAGCGTAGTCATATGCCCCTACTGTAATAACGTTTGATCTGTTCAGATTATCGAATGGAAGACCTGATAATATTTTTCTAGCGCGCGTGGATGTAGTTTTCGTCCACTCCCCAGAAGGAACGCGAACGATCAATTGCGTTTCCCCGGCAGTTCCACACGCTCGATGCGTTTTTACTCCTCGAATCTCCACGTTTACATCGATAAGCTCAATTTGGCTTTCACCGGTCGGCATTGTGTAATCAATTTGCAATCGGTATATGTCGCCAATCTCCATATATGGATGGCATCCATACACCATTAACTGGTACATATTATGGGGTGCTAATTCTTTTCGCGCGAAATCTCCAATGTCTTCTACTTGTGATTGCGATACAATAAAATTATTGCCTATTCTTACTTCCTTCTCCCCGTTGATATCAATATCTCCGTAATTAGACCATTCCCATATCATGGAGTTCATTCCGGAGAGCCGATATACAAGCTGACCACGAAGCCCAAAATCATATGCATAAGCGGTTGATCCGCTAGAATTATACCAGTAACATAAAGCTCGATCATTATACGAAGTAAAATCTAAAACTCTTAATCCGTCGCTTTTTGTTTCAGACGGATTTTTTACTCCGATTATTGTTTTATTATCCTTAGATCGTTTGTCCTTCTCTTGCACCTGAGAAGGGCCTAGCGTTTTGTATCCTTTAGGAGGTATAACCGCTTTAACCCTGTTTACTATTTGGTTTACACCTTCTCCCATAGCCTTAACCGCTCGTCCGATAACGGGAACTGAGATGAGGTATAAAAGCGCCATTGTCCCAAAATCAAACATTATTTACCCTTCAACTTTGATTCGATAGCCGATGGTTCTTCATATCGAAGCTCGAACCCTTTTGGATAATCTGCAACGGATGGCCACCGTTCACCGGCTGAAAGCTTTCTAGTGAAACTTAATGTATTCGGAACCGTATTACTCGCATCCGAATATGAGTTATCCATTAAATCAGAATTGGCACGAGCGGAGAATACGCACTCATCGGCCTTCGCGGTATTTATAATTACACCCTCTACCGTTATTTTATTTGCGTCTATAGGTTGCTCCATTGTTGATACGCTTGCTGTTTTAGGTATTACTCCAAGATATGTACTTGCATGGTCAGATGTCATATATGATCGATATCTTAAAACCCCTTGAAATATATGGAAGAATCTACAAATTGTAGCATC